GAATAAATCGGTGAGGGTTCATTGTTCTTCGTAAAAAAAACGGCATTGGAATCAATGCCACGAAAAATGCTGACAATGTCCTCGGTATAAAAGGTATCGCAATCTAATACTAAACATTTCGAATTATGAGAATGCTGGCGAATTATCTCTGACACGCCTAAAAACAGGGTTTCCGAAGCTCCACGAGTATGTGTCTGAATGGCTATAAATACAATGTGTGGATACTTTGTCTGAATATGGGATATATCCAATTGCGAATAATGAATAATAAATATAAAATCCTCTAAACCAACGGACAAATTGTCAATTACTCGTTCAATCATTGTTTTCTCGAAAACTTGTATTAGTGGTTTAGGTTGCGAATACCCGCAGTTGGAAAATCGTTCTCCACGACCACCGATAGGAATTATAATATTCATAGTGTATTACGAAGTCATATTTGTAGGCAATTTCAAACTCGCATGAAATGCCCAGATTAAAATGCTTAGTGGACGGTTACGGCGTTTTAGTCGGTCGTAACCCGTAAGTTACGGTAGTTTTACGCCCAGATAACGACGTTTTACTGCATTGCCTCTGTAAATGCCTTCGTAAGCAGTCAATAACCGCCAAATATATGTGAGGTATGATTATATGAAGTTAGCGGTTCTCGTATATGGGAGACTAAACCATTGTGTAGAACATTATGAGAACACGCTGCTAACTCTGGGGCGAGAGAACCAACTCGATTTTTTTATGTCATCCGACAATTCGCCTGTAGCCAACGATTTCGTAACGACATACAATCCGATAGCATATACAAATGAACCAATACAATGTGATTTGGGACTTGGGGCATTCAACGGCAAGCGACCAGAGACTAATATATCGAATATGACACGACACTTCATCAACAAACACCGAGCATTTCAAATGTTGGAGGAACATATACGTCGAACCGCAACGGAATATAATGCAGTTATATCACTCCGAATTGATTTAGTATTCCAAAATAATATAAAACTGACACAATTTGAACCGAATACAATTTATATTCCAGAAGGTAATGATTTTGTAAATAATGGTATCAATGACCAACTCGCAATAGGTTCATTCCAAGTAATGAAATTATACAGTAATATTTACTATAATTCGTTTCGTATGCTACAGTTGGGAATGACGATACCTCACCCAGAAACTTTGAATTATGCAAATATAGTCCATAATAATATCAATATACAGCGGTTCACATTGAAATATCATATTGAAAGATGAAAACCATTCAACTGTTTAGAGATAATTCGCGAATGTTTGTTATACGATGCCAAAACACGATGTTGACTATTCGTGCACCGTCATCTATAAAATCACGTGCAAAGACACCAATATTCCAGACAAGTATGTCGGTCATACTACCGATTTCGTTAAGCGCAAATATGCTCACAAGCGGAGTTCTCACAACGAGACATCCGCAAATTATCACTTGAAATTATACAAGTTTATTCGAGACAATGGTGGTTGGGACAACTGGAAGATGGAAATGATACAGTTTTATGACTGTGAAAATCAGCACGACGCAAGAGTCAAGGAGCAGGAACATTATATTGAATTGAAAGCCACGTTGAACAGCATAGAGCCGTTGCGACCTACGGTCGTCCTTGATAAGATCGATACATGCGATTATATGTGCGTGAATAAAAACACATTCGACAAACATGTGGCGTCCCATAAGTGCGTCACGATTGAGCCTGTTGTAGAAAACTCACCAATATCAAGCACGGTCGACAAGTATGCGTGCGAAAAGTGTGACTTCTCGTGCTGTAAAAAACAACACTATAAACAACATTGTTCTTCCAATAAGCATAAAAGACTCGTTGACACCACTAGTGCTAAACCTGGCGCGGCTCGCTGTGCAACACCGTCTATTTCCAAACGTGAATATAGTTGTTCTTGGTGCGGACATCAATATGTAGATCGAACCGGATTATGGAAGCACATTAAGAAATGTAATGTGAATACCCACACAACTACCACGTCCAATGTCCAATACGCGGACATACAGCAGTTATTAGCGGACAACAAAGAACTCCGCAGTTTTATGTTAGAACAGGCGAACGAGAATAAAATGCTTCATATTGAACACAAACACGAAATCGTTGAAATGGTGAATCGACTCGTAGAACAGGCAAGCGAACATAATAAAGATGCGAGCGCAATATTCCACAAGATGATGGAAATGGTTGATGACGCGCGCCATCAACCATAGTGCGCGATTCACACCTACCAACCGAAACCCCTCATTATTTTCCCATCTATGTGTATACAAATGGAACGTGGTCTCATGATGTTAGTGCACTCTGTGTTAATCGGTCTTATTTTGTATTTTATTATGTTCTTCGTGTTGAAGCAGTCCGCCAGCGTCGCGGAGAACCGTAGTCTGCTCATCGCGGCAGTCGCGCTTATTTATATGATTTTATTCGGGCATGGACTTCCAAAGGGCATCCCGAGCATTTAGCAAATTTGCGTTTACCCGACTGTTTAAAAATAGCGGAATCAACATATACGATGGACGATTTTGTTCTCTCGAACCTACAAGAATCGAAGAACGAGTGGTGCGCTCGCCTCGTATCTATATTTACGCCGTTAGTTATCGAAGGATTCCGGTCGATATTTAACGAGTCATGGAAACTATGTATAGAGAACGACGAAGCGGGCAAGTATTTAATGACGTTTCAAAACCTGATTTCACGCGTTCCCAAATGGAACTCGGTTATAGTCGAAGAAGAGCGGAAGCGAATCGTTGAGCGCAGCGGGTGCAATTATTTAGAGGATCTTATCACATGCGTTCATATAATTCAATTGAAGGTTCTCACATGCATACGCGTGGGCAACAAACAAAAGAGGATTGACATATCTACGCCGAACCTCGACACCTTCATACACAAGGTATACATCAACGTCGCTCGTAAATGTTATACGAGCGTGTATCTGTTCGAGAAGAACATATCTCCATTGTTGGCGCAACGAAACAACCGTGATTTCGAGACGATTGTGCAAGAGTGTATTTTGGCGACGATTCGCGATAGTATCCCAACGGAGGCTATCATTCGCGCGTATATGGAAGAGGCAGTTGAACAGGAAGAGGAGGTCGTGATTGAGAACCTGGTGGACGAAGCCAAAGAAAATGCGATTGAGGTGAAAGAGCCAGAAAAGACTGAAATGCTTATAAAGGCTGACGAGCCGCAAATTGTGCCATCTATCTCTAATATCAACGATGAACCGACTGTCACGAAATTACAGTTCAATGATTACGACAGCGTTCTCGACACAATGACCGGGAAGGTCGAAGACGTGAGCGCACCGAAGACCATCGACCGTCTCGAAGAAATCAGCACCGCGAGGGCTATTCAGCGGAAACTGGAAGAAGAGGAAGATGGTGACAATGATAAAATTCGAATAATGACAGACAATATCGATTTAGGCGAAATGGACGTGTTCGATATGAATAAAACAAGTTCGGTTGGTGACGAGGTTCTCTTGGATGGGATTGAACAGTTATAGTAGGGGGAACGCAAGGAACCTGCGGTTCCCTGCAACCCTCCCTTACTAATCTACGAGCAGTCGTTGAAGGGAGGGGTGCAGGGAACCGTAGGTTCCTTGCGTTGAAGGTAGGGGATACAGAAGGTTTGATATTGTATATGGAGAAACCGGTTCTGTTAACTATCTCGATTGCTGCATTGTTTCTGTTTGCGAAACTGATCGAGATGAAATTAGGAAAGGAAGTTAAACCGGTAAAATTCATAATACGCGACACGTTTATTGTATTCGGTTGCGCATTCGTCCCAGTTTTCTTGTTTTTCCAGTCGAGCGGTTCCATCGCGGATATGCTTGGCGCGGGTGATGTCAGCGTTGCACCAACTCAAATATTTACTGACATGCCTGGATTCTAAACCCACAAAAAACAAAAAAAATACATTTTTTTGTTTTGAATCGAAACTATTTGCCCAAACTGTGGGTTCATGTAGTCATTCGTATGAAGTCATTCATTCTCTCGCCCAGAATGGTGTCAACTTCGTTCAACTTACGGCGCATGTGCTTGATTCGTGCGACGAATTTATTTCTAAACCCGATTGGAATTTCATCAACATCATTCTGTTGAATCGGCGGCTCGTCAACTACGGTTTGTTCTTCAACGAAAGGTGTCGGATTGTCGGGATTTTCGCATACCCGTTCTCTACAATATGCACATTTCCCATCCTTACGCATCCAACGTGCGAAACACGCCACACAGTAGTGGTGACCGCAATTTGTCTTAACCAGTCCATTTCCGGTCTCGAGATCCTCGTAACACACGCAACATTCCTTAATATCACTCTCTACACAAGTCGATGAGGGCTCACCGGAATTGTCAGACATGTTAAGTTGTTTATCGTTCGTTGTCCAACAAATGCGTTATGATTTCAATTTTCCACATTTCATTTTCTGGCAACGCTATGGTTTTCGATAAACCAGTCGACAGTTGTTGCTATTCCAAGTTCGATGCCTGTAAAATCATATTGTCCGATCTTATCCATAAGTATGCTATTGTCAGCAGTTTTTTTATATTGCCCGTCACTGTGGGATTCGTCGAACAATATATAGTCGTTGTAATCGAAACGTTGCGCAATTAGTCGGGCAACGTGACCTATACATATCTCGTCCTTTTCCGGGACTGATAAGATCAGTGTTTCTTCATTGTAATTTATCAATGACCACACAATCAAATCGGCAAGATCATCGGCATAAACGAACTGTCGAAGAGGAGAACCGGTTCCCTTGACGATGAAATGTTCACCCAACTGCTTGGCAATAAAACACCTATGTATCAGCGACGGAATCACGTGCCCATCCATCAAATTAAAATTGTCGTTTGGCCCATATACGTTCGTTGGAATCACACAAACGAAGTTGTCGCCGTAACTTTCCCTGTATGCTTTACATTGAATATGTAGCATTCTCTTCGCGTAAGCGTATGTATCATTTGACGAATGAGGCGGGCCGTTGTGTAACATGGTTTCGTTTATCGGGTATGTCGTATTGTCGGGGAAAATGCAAGTAGATAAACAAGCCACAAGTTTCGCAACTTTGAAATCGTGGCAACATTTTACAACATTGAAATTCATAAGTAAATTCTCCTCCAACATCTTCACTTTGTTATTCATATTTTTGTATAATCCGCCCACGCATGATGCCAAATGAATCACGTATCGGGGCATATGCCGTACAAACATGCGTCGTGTGTCATCCATTATAGTTAAATCGTATTCGGACGACGATATGTAAATAAACTCGTAGTTTGCATAATTAACGGACATTCGTCTCACCGCACTTCCTACTAAACCATAACCGCCGGTGACAATAATGCGCTCCATTGTATTTATACAAGTGAATCTTTATCTGCCTTACGATTACAATCTACAGCATGGAGAACCACCCGGTTCTCACATCAACTTGTCCAAGTCCATGTCGCACGGTTCATCCGCAGTTGTTGCGAACTGTTTGAAGAACGGGAATGCCAATTGTGCTTGTGGCGTATGGTTATGAACGGTTCTCGCAATCATCTTGTATAACTTGAAATCCGGGTATCGTTCGCAACCATTTTTCTTATACAACACGTCGACATTGCGGTCGTCCAAACGCCATCGTTGAATCGTCTTTTGTAGTTCTGTCGCGGGTTCGTCCGTAACAAAATCGCACATCGAACACCCGAGCCTGCACAAATCGAAACTATAATTGGGCTCGACACGAGGTTGTTTTTTGTTATAATACGGCTCGAAATTGTATTGCGTCGACGCATCACCGCCCGGCGCGAAACTGTCGCTACAAAACAGTTTACCATCGTATTTGTAAATGCTTCGTCCGAAATCGATGATTTTGAAAATCTTGCCATACGTGGGAACTTTGTATGTGACGCCCTTGTATTTATACACCAAATATTCAATGTCCGTTTTTACATACATTACGTTGTTGGTATGCAAATCGTTGTGTGTGAATTGAAATACGATCTGGTAGGTCAACAATGACATTATTACCTGAAACAAGGCGCTCGCACCGGTCGCATCGTCAATGTTACCATTGACAAATAATTCGTCCAGTGTTCCGTCGCATTTTTCCATGCATATCATCTGGACTGGGAAGTTGTCAATATATGCGAATAAGTTTGCCCCCAAATCGAGATGCGAATAGTCGTCGTCGTCTTCTTCATCGTCTTCTTCGTCGTCTTCCTCTTCTTCGTCGTCTTCTTCATCGTCTTCTTCATCTTCTTCATCGTCTTCTTCATCATCTTGTTCATCATCTTCGTCTTCGTTCTGTTCCTTGTTGTAGACTTCTTCCACTTTGCTTTGAGCACCACTGTCTATTATTTGCTCAATGTCGTCATCCAACAGTTGAACATCGGTTACAATGCTGCCCATTTCGGTAATGACGATTTTCGGACGACACTCACGCGAGTCATTGATAACAACGGACGACGAACGGTGACGATTCACGCGGAATAACTTGCCGACGTTCTCGACAAAGAACTTTGAATCGTTCAGGTAATCGAAATCGTCCGATATATTCATCTTGTATCTTTTTTGGACAGCGCACATCGAACCATAATAATCGATCGCGTGCTTGAAATTGTGCTTGTCTATTAATTTACTCGA